GTTGTTGAGTGAAACACCAACACGTGCGGCGTTGAAGATTGCATTGCGTTCAGCATGTTCAACCCAGTGATACTTTTCTGGACGCTTCCAGCGATCATTCCAATCTTCTTCAATTCCGCGAGGGAAACCATTGAAGCCAGTGCTGAGTATAACGTTATCATCATTCACAATAATGCATCCAACTTTAGTAGATGGATCTTTGCTTTTTTGTGAAATCAAAGTTGCCTGCAGGATGAATAACTCATCCCATGATAATTCATCACGATTCATAATATAATATTCTCAACTATGTCAGTTTGATATTCCAGTTGATCCAAATCCACCAGAACGTTCTGAATGTTTCTCTGGTCTTGTTGTCAAGACTTTAAACGCAAATGGTTGATTGGTTGTAACTTCTGCTTGAGCAATACGATCGCCCTTTCGAATAACCTGATGCATCTTCGAAGTGTTTGTCAAAAGCACAAATACTTCTTCTTGATAATCAACATCAACAATACCTTCTGAGTTTGCTAGGATCAATCCTTTCTTAAGCGAAAGTCCTGAACGAGGATGAAGGCGAATGCTATAGTTCTGAAGCGGAAGTTCATCATCATGTCTTGCAATGTCTGCAAATGTTTCAATCGTAACATAACGTTCGATCTTGAAAATTAATCCAGTTGGAATCAGTAAACGATCACCTGGATAGATGGAAACTTCACCAAAACCATTTACATCTCTTTCAACAGATGCATTGAATGCATCATATCCATTTACAACATTTGATGTTGGCTGGAATGATAAATCAAAACAGTTTGCGAGAGTCGTGCCGTATGTTGGAAGTTCAATATCATCACGAAGTTTATACACATTCATCACAATCATAAATTAACCTTCCTTCTTTTTCTTCCCAATCGTATATTTGGAAACCAATTGCCATTCATTCTTCTCTTTGAATGGAAGAATCTTAATCTGGCTTAATGGCGCGACGTTATCCTTTGTCTTATCTGGATCGACGAGTTTCACCAAACCCCACTCAGCCATTAGATTCGCAATTGTGTTACGACGCTGAATGTCATTATCAGACATGTTCGATGGCTTGCCGTCCAATTCAAAAAGTTCTTTGAAGTGGACAATGTAATACTTTCCTTGTTTATGGAGGATATGGCAAGACTGGTAAAGAATGTTATCGTTCTTTGCTGCGACTCCGATACGAGTGAGGGTTTCTCGAACTTTGAGGAAGTCGTCTTGTTTTTCTAATGTAACTTCAACTAATTTATCGACCATGTCAATCACCTTTATATAATTCTTTTTTTATCATAGTGATCTGAGCATCGTCGAGAATTTTTAATACTTCGTATGCCTTCGCGTCCGAATATCCATAATATTCCTTGATCGCGCTCAAATCTTCATTCTCACCCTTTTTGTGCCATTTTGTAAATTGACGCTTCTGGGCTCGTACAATATTTAGGAGAAAGTCGTATTTGAGTTTATTATCAAGGCTTGGGAATCGATTCATTTCGTTCGCGAACAGGACGGTATCACGATGGTAAGACAACGCCCTGTTCACCATAAATGCTGGATATTGTCGCTCGTCCAGATCGGTGAGTAAAGCATACTCTTTTGTTTGCAGAATACTTGGAAGTATCTCTTTAAATAAATCAGCCATTGAACTTACACTCCACCATCATTTCAGTGAGGCATGCAGTAAGATTCAGTTCCTGGTCAGCAACAAATGCAGATTGATACTGATATCGCGCAAGAATGAGAACAGCATTCGGAATCGTCGACTTATCCATGATGTCATATAGATTATCATAGATCTTACGGTAGATTCTTGATGGATCATCAGAACCATTCTCAGCAACCCACTTGCGCATCGCACCAAAGTTCTGCTCTCTGAGAGACGCGACAAGATCATTAAGAGAAACGTCTGACACTGAAGCCAGAATACCAGAATCAATCTTACCGCTGACGGAATAACGCTGAAGTTCATTCAGAACACGGCGATAATCTGGAAAGTATTTTTTGACTACTTCTACAAGGACTGCTTTATCAAACGGAACTTTTTCTGTGGTAAGAATTTCTGCTGCACGCTTCATAAATGCAACAGCCATCTTTGGTTTTTCTTCTTTGCGCAGTTTGAATTCGATAACAGCGCATCTTGAATGCAATGGCTCAATGATTCGGCTCTTATAGTTACAAGTCATGATGAAAGTGCAGTTATGCGCAAACTCTTCCATCGCCGCACGCATGGCTGGCTGAGTTGAGTTTGGATTTAGATAATCTGCTTCGTCGATGATAATAACTTTCTTGCCGCCAGTCATTGACATAGTGCTGGCATAGTTCTTGATCTTCATTCGGAAGGTATCAATACCTGACTCATCCGAACCGTTGATCATCAGATAGTCGCAACCGATTTCATCGCACAATGCTTTGGCAACTGTAGTCTTACCAGTGCCTGGACCGCCACATAGAAGAAGATGGGGAATCTCCTTGCGGTCAACATAAGATTGGAAAGTTGCCTTGTATTCATCAGGAAGAATACAATCGGCAATAGTATGAGGACGGTATTTTTCAACCCACAACGCTTCATTCATAATATAAATTCCTCAATTATTCAGTAACGATTTTACGCCATTTACCGTTTGTTTTCAAATACATTTCACCATCAGGACCAGGTGTCATAGAAACATTCACCATAGTTAATTTTTGATTTGGTGCAGTTGTTCCGATGTTTAAAACATAGTCACTATTAATTCTAAGCCTTTCGATATTATTGTTTTCGAACACCAAATTCTCTTCATCATACTGTGCGCCAATTGTCAGTTTACCATTGTAACCAGCGGCTTCAATCTTCTTTACTGCCTCAGACTTTCCGTTAGAAGCAACTAAAGATGCAGCAGTGACAGCACCACCTGCAGCGGCACCACCAGCAATACCAAGGAATTTAAAAAATTTTCTTCGTTCCATAATTTATACCTCACAAAGAGAAGATGGGGCGGGGACGGTGAGTTCCCACGGCGAGCAGTCTGGCGGATAGTGCCGTCAAAAGAAATTGCACCCCAATAATCTTATTTATACACTCAAACAAGGTTCTGTTTAATCAATCTAAGAAAATGCTTTCCATAAGATCTTTCAAATATGTTATACCAAAACTGAAGAGGCTTGACGCCTTCTCGCATTTGAATCATATTGATCCACAAATTTCGCATTTCTTCTGTCCAAATGAACTTTTGAAATTTAATTTTCTCATCAGTTCTGAATCGAACATAATATAGCGGCTGTGATTCTCTGAAATGAATTCTATCATTTTTATTTTTAAAGATGAAAGCGCATTCTAAAGATCGAAAGTGTCTGCCCATATCAAATGATCCACACACCATAGTTGCTTTCTTAGTAATATCGCAATCATGCAAAAATGGTGGAGTCAGTTCACCAATTAATGGTTTCTCTGCAAGAAAAATATCTGATGGAAATTTATAAGTGCAAAGTCCGATATTGGCGTCTCTTACCATGACATTGTCATCAAAAAACTTTTGTGTTTTTGAAGTTGTCTTAATTATCCCATCAACCCATTCCAAATCATATTCAATTGCATTTTTAAATACAAATGTATTGTTGCAAAATTCTTTAACTGATGGACACTTTTTTATTTGATCCAATTGAACAGAATCTTTGCCATTTGCTTTTAAATTGCTGAATAATGATTGGAACAGGGGTTCAGGTTCATATACAAAAGAATTTGTCGTATTTGAATAATAAACAATCATTTTGCGACTGTTTCGTAGACCTCTACGAAATCATTCTGTTGAGCAACTTCTTCTTCATAATTGCGCTTGTGGTATACTTTTGCAAGTTTACGGCTTAACTTCTTTGGAATCTCGCATTCATCCTGCATCTTCTGAAGAATTTCTTTAATCAGATCACGCTCTGCTTCAATACGAGTCAATGAGTTAGAGATCTCTTGAAGACAACCAAGAACTTTTGCCTTATCAACTTTCATATTATTCTCCGAATGTAGAGTTGGCTGCTTCAATTGCAACATAGTAAGTGATAGCAAC